GCACCTTCGTGCTCTCGAAGACGAAGGCCAGCATCCCGTCCCTCCCTGGTGTGTTTTCGCACTTTGCGCGCCGGCCATATCATCCGCCAGTGTGTTTGTCCTAGATATAGAGGTCACCGCCCGGCCTGCGCTCATTGGCGATGACGTTCTTGACCCCCGCGCGGACCGAGGCCTCGATCTGTTTCTGCAACGCAACGGCGGTTTTCTGGTCCATCGTCCCGCCGGAGCCGGACTGGCCGCCATTGATGGTGATCGGGGTGTTCACGGTCACGCTGCCGCTCCCGCCGCTCGACCCGCCGCTGCTGACGCCGAGATTGCCGTTCGGCAGGCGCGTCAGCGGCATCACCGCCTCGTTGCCCATCTCGCCGGCCATGGCGATGTCGCCGGTCCCCATCATCCAGGTGGTCGGCTGGTTGAGCACGCCACCGGAGCCGAAACGGCGGAGGCGGCCGCGCGAGAGCACACCGCCTGTGGACAACCCGATCGCGGCCCCCGGCGACATCAGCGGGATGGAGGCGTTGAACGAGGCTTGCGCGGCAGCCGTCGTCCCGGCCATGCCATCGATGCCGAGGCCGGTGCCGGTGAGCGAGGCGGCGCCGCCGAAGAGACCGCCGAACAGGCTGCTGATGCTGCTCCCGAGAGAGTCCTCGGCCGGCTTGAGGGCCATCTGGATCGCGATCTTGGCGATATCCTGGGTGAGGCTGGCGAGAACCGAGCGCAGATTGCCGCCCCCGGTGATGGCGGACGCGAAAGCGCTGTTGGCGGCTGATTCCATCTGGGTGAAGCCGGAGGACAGGCTCTTCATGCTCGCAGTGGCCGCGTCGGTCTGGCTCTTCTGGGCGGTCGCGTCCACCAGGTCCTGCTGCCTCGGTGCCGAAACCCCACCCGGCGTGTTGGCGATCGTCTGCTGCAGCCGGTACTGCGCCATCAGGGCGTCCTGGTTCTGCTGGCCGCTGACCCCGATCGCCGGTCCGAGCGAGTTCTGGTACTGCGCGGTGTCGTTGGCGTCGCTCATGGCCTTCAGGGTCTGGGTGGTCTTGTCGTTGGCCAGCGCCGCCTGGTTGTTGGTGACCGTGGTGGTGACCCCCGCGAGGATCGCGTCCCGCTGCGGGCCGGCGACGGTGTTGGCGAGCACGATCGCCTGCGCCTTGAAGGATGCCGTCAGCGCGTCAACCGCCGCCTGGCCCTGCGAGTAGGCCACCGCCAGCTGGTTGGCCTGGTCCGTCGATTGGGCGAGCCCGCCCACCTGGCCCGCGAGAGCGGTCGCCTGGCCCAGGCTGACATTCTGTTGGGCCGCGCCGATTTGCGCGTTGGCCAGCGCCGGCTCGGATTTCGGGTTCATGTTCACGCCTGCGCCCGCCATGGCGGCGGAGCCAGGATCGTTGGCCGCGATGAAAGGCAGTCTCGCCCCGACCTGCGCCGCCTGGGCTTGCTGGCGCATGTTGAGATCCTGTATCTGCCCGGCGATCCCGGCATCGACATTGTTGTTGATGCCGGCAAGCGCCGCCTGGCCGCCGGGGTTGGCCTGCGCCGCGCCGAGGGCGGCATTGGGCGAGACGGCGGCGCCGGGCGTGCCGCCGGCGGAGAAATAGCCCGACGGCAGATAGCGCTCGACGTTGGGGATGTAGTTGGGGTCGGCGATGCTGGCGGGTCCATTATAGGCGCGGAGTACCTGCGCGACCTTGGTCTGGTCCTGATAGTCCGACGCCTGGGTCATCCCGAGATTGGTGCCGCGCGCCTGGAGATACTGCGCACCCCAGGCGAGGTTGGCGGCATAATTGGTCGGGTTGCTCAATGCGGCGTAGTTCCCCGGCGCCATGCCGTAGCCGGGATTTCCCGCGGTTCCCTGTGTGATCTGGGTCAATCCGCCGTTTGGCGTGGCGGGATTCCACGAGCTTTCCTGCATCACCAGCGCGCCGAGCAGGTCGGGTGGAATGATCGTCCCCGCCACCGCCGCGCCAAGCAATGCGAGACGCTGGGTGGCGGGAATGGCGCCAGCTCCCCCGCCGCTCAGATAGCCGAGGCCGCCAAGATTGGCTCCCAACGCCGCCGTCCCGGCGGTGTTCGGCTGCGAGCTGGGTGCTGCATTTGCGGGCGCCCCGCCGGTGCCCGGGTCGACACCGGGCGCGCCCGGCAGGGGGATCGTCTGGAACGGCGTCAAGGCCTGCAGCTGCGCGCGGGCCCGGCCCTGCATGTTATAGGGCTGGCTGCGGACCCAGTTTTCGTTGGCCGCACTCTGATTGGCATCGTTGCCGATCTTGAAGGCGGCGGCCGTGGCATTGACCGTCGCCAGCTCGTCATTGAGCTCTTTCGCGCGCGCAATCGCTTCGCGGATGGCGTCGGCTGCGGTCGTGTGACCGCCCAACGCGGCATCGGCCGCTTGCGCGCTGCCGAGCGCCCCGGAGAATTGCTTGTCGACCGCCTGATCGCGAACCATCTTCGCCTGGACGTCGGCCCGCTGGCCGGCCACCGAAAGGAGCTGCCGCTGCAGATCGAGATCGTGCTGGGTGGACGCGAGCTGATCGCCGGCTGAATCCGTCGCGTTCTGCCCGAGCGCGTTCGCACGCGCGGTGATGTAGGCGTTCGAGCTGAGCTCCGGATTCTTGAGATGCTCCGCGTCGAGGTCGTTGTAGATGCCGACGACCGCCCTGGTGCCGGCGCGATCGCTGGGGAGGCTGCTGCCCGAGGCCGAGAGTGCGGCGCTCACCTTGGCCTGCGCCCTGGTCTGGTTTTCGAGGGTGTTGATCAGATCCTGCGCCGCCGTCTTCCGCCGCTCGGTCAACAGCAGCAGGGCCTGTTCGGAGGCCACGTTGGCGTTCGCGGGATCCGCGTGTTTCGCCAGCGCGCCGTCATAGGCGGCCCAGGCGGTGGTGAGCTCCTCGACCGAGGACGCGCCGGCCGATGTCGCTTCGGTGAGCTGGTGCTGGCGAGCGAGCGCCTGGGCCGAGTCCTCGCCCATGGATTTGCCGAGATTGGCCTGCTGCGCGCCGTAGCCCTGATTGAAACCATCGGTGTTGGGTTGTCCGATGGGGCCGAAACCACCCGCATTGAGCAGCGACGCCATCGACGACCCCCCGAACGTGCTCGGATCGACGTCGCGGGCGTTGCGTCCGAGCCACTCGGTCAGCGCCTGCGCCTGCCCCCGTTGCGCGCGTGGAACGCTGAGCTGCCACGCCTGGGTGGCCGCGTCATCGATCTCGCTCTGCCCCGGGTTCATCGCGGTCGCCGCGGTGTGCGCCAGCCGCGCACGGGTGTTCCCGTAGCGGCGCGCGCCCTCGATGTCGCCGTAGGCGGACACGTACTGGTCGGCGACGTTGGCCCCGGAGAAATTGCGCAGCTGGGTGCGCGCGTCATCCTGGTCCTGCAGACCGAAATCGCCGTAGCCATAGCCGCCGATCGTGGTGGAAAGACCGCGGATGCGCGCCGAACGCTCCGCATCGGTCTCGGGCGGCGGTGCGCCGGGCGGCAGCGGCGTGTACGCAGAAAACTGCGCCTGGAGCTGGCGATATTGACTGCGCACCGACGGCAGAAAGCTCGTCGTACCCAGCCCTGGCCCGTAACCCGATCCGAAGAGGCCTGTGGAGGTCGTCGACTCGCTGCGGAAGCGGTCGCCGATATCGGCGTAATCCGATCCCAGGCGGGTGGATCCGTCGGGCTGGGCGGTGCTCTGATTGTACAGGCCCTGGAGCCAGCTCCCACGGTAGGCTTGCCCGATCCGGGCGCTGTAAGTCATCGCGCCCTGTGCGGCGCTCCCGTTCGGGTCGGCCTGGAGCGCATCGAAGAGCCCGAGCGTCCCGGCCTGTGACCGCGTTCCGTCTCTGCGGAACGCGCTGCCTTCGGGCGCCTGGCTGCGGAGCGTGGCCATGCGGGCCGGCGAGACATACCGGTAGTTATAGGTCCCGCTGAGATCGTCGTAACGCGCCTGGTCCTGATCCAAAGCGCGCGAGCTCAGCGCCACCCGCCTGGTGGTGTCGCCGATCACCTGCGCGTTGGCCGCCACCCGCTGACGCTCGTAGCGCGTCGCCATCGGCACGTAATCGGGATCGTTGAGCCGCGCATAGGTGGTCGGGTCGGTGGTCCCCAGCACCGCCTGCACCTGGCGAAACTTGGTGGCCGAATCCGCCACCGTCTTCATCCGGTCGGCGAACGACTGCAGCGCCTGCGCCGCGTTGCCGCTGGTCAGGGTCTGCAGGCTCACCCCGTAATCCAGCATCACCTGGCGGATCGCCTGTCCGGCCTGGGTCTGGTTCATCATCGCGTCGGTGACGCGCTGCAGGGACAGGACGGTCTGCGCCGAGGACAGCCCGATCTGGCTCGCCTGTCTGGTGTAGCCCTCGAGCTGGGTCGAGGTTTGTCCGAACGCGGCACCCAGCGCCTCCACCTGCGCGCGCGCCTGCGCGAAATTGGCAAAGGCCTGGCTGCCGGTGTTCATCGCTGCGCGCGTCGCGTCCATGCGCGCGATCAGCGAATCGAGCGCGCTGGTGGTCTGCTGATACTCGGCCCGCAGCTGCGACACCCGCGCGATCGTGTTCGCGGTTTCCTGCTGGAACCGGACATGCGCGGTGGTGAGTGCTTCCTGCGAGCGTCTGGAACGATCCGAGCTGGCGGACAGCCCGTCGAGGTCGGAGATGCCTGTCTTGACCTGCGAGGTGTCGATGCCGAAGGCAAGCGAGGCGATGTCAACCATGGCTCAGTCCTCTTTCTCGCCCATGACTTTCAGGAACACGCCGTCGAGCTGGCGGATCGCGTCCAGCTCCCATTCCTCCGGGACCAGGCGCGCGAGCGTCGCCCAGGCGAGGATCTCCATCGAGCTGATCGGCATGTAATGACCGGTGGCTGCGATCTGCCGGCCGCGGGCGATCTGCTGGAACCAACCGAACAGATAGAGCAGTGACGCGGGCGGCGGCGGCGTGTCGATGTCGTCCTTGTGGCGTTTCTTCGCCTGCCGCCGGTACGAGGCGAATTGCTCGCGCAGCGTCCCGCCGGCGGATGTCTGCTTGTTCAGGCGGAACTGTTGCTCGGTCCACCAGAGGAGCCGGGCAACGGAAGGGCCAAAAAATTTCCTTCCTGCAGGCAGTGGTTGAACATCTGGGTGCGCAGCCACTCCCAGCGCCCGTCGATCCAGAGTCTGCGGACATTCGCCGGGTTGAACGCGAAGGGCTCGCCGGACAGCGCGTCGAACGACCAGCCTTTGGTGATCGCCACCAGATAATCGAAGACTTCGCGGCGCTGCTCTTCGTCGTCGCGCACCACACCGCGCGCCTGGCGGTCGGCCTCGCGTTTCTGGGCCTCGCGCTGGACGCTGCGGAACGCGTCCGAATTGCGTCCGAGCAGGGTGATGGTGACCGGCTTGCCTTCATTGTCGAGAAAGGGGAGGCCGCTCTTGGGGTTCAGGATGGGGAAGTCGACGCCCGATTCGGACCGTGACCGCGTGTCGAACAGAGCGATATCAAAAGACATCCCGGTGGCCCCCTCAGTAGCTGGTGCTGTCGATGACGGCGATCGTGGTCTGGTCATACCAGCCGTTGCCGTCGCAACGCTCGAGCGCCATGAAGTTGAACGAGCGGCTGATGGCCTTGTCGGAATCCGTCTTCGTGGAGGAGGCCAGCTTCACCCGGGGCAGGTTGATCGAGATGAACTCACCTGAATTGGGGTTGGGTGACGTTGTCATCGTGATGACGATCTGCACCTCGACCTCGTTCAGGAAATTGGCCTGCAGAATGTCGTTCGCCATGAAGCAGGTCAGTGACCCGCGGACCGAGTTGGTGCCCTGGAAGATATCGGGAACGATTTCCGACCCGACCACCGGATCCGCTTGCATGTCGGCCTGAATTTGCAGCGACATGCTGGTAATATAGCCAAGCGGCACCCCGTTATAGGAGATCTGTCCCCCGGTGGCCGTCAGCGAGGTGTCGGTGTCGACCGGCAGCGGCACGGTGTAGAGCTGGTTGCCGGAGGTGACCATATTCTGGCCGGTGACGGAGGCCGAGAAGGTGACAAAGCCGCTCGCCGGAATCGTGAGCGAGATCTGGGTGACACGACAGCCGGTAAAGACCTGCGATCTTGCGATGTCCGAGTACCACTCCTCGAACGTGTAGGAGAGGAGCTGCTGGTTGTTCGCCGGCATGATGAGCTTGAAACCCGGCACATAGACCGAGACGGCCGTCTGCGGATTGATTGTCGTGCTGTTCCAGGCCGGCAGCCCGCCATTCAGGACGGCGACGTTGCCGCCCACGTTGAAGCCGACAATCTGGACGTTGCTGTTGTTATATTCGCTGATGTTTCCGGTCAGACCGGACACCCTGACGACGTCGCCGATCCGGAGACCGACAGCGGCGTAATTCACGGTCTGCGATGCCAGATCGATCATCTCCCATGGCGTGGTGCCGACCTGATAGGGTGGTGTGCCGCTATCGGCGCCAATCGAGCTGTCGGTGATGGCGGCGACCGAGCCCTGACCGGCCATCCAGCGCCAGCGGAACAGCCCCTCGAAGAACATCTTGTAGCTGGTCGGGCTGAGCTCTCCCGAGATGGTGCCGGACACCTGCCGCGGGCCGAGGCGCATGTCGCGCACCTGCTGGCTCGCAATGATCTCCTGGCTCTCGATGCTGCTGGCATTGAGGTTGAGATTGGCCGCGGTCCGCCGCAGCAGCTGGCCCACAGAGGTGCCGGCGACGCCAAAGGTGACCGTCTCCTCGGCCATGGTGACGACCTTGTTGACGCCGCGAGCGTAAAGGCTTCCGGGCATGTGCATCCCCTGCTGGGTTCGGACCGCCAGCGGATGACGCCGGCTGCGCCCAAACAGGCACGCCGCTTGGTCCCCGTGGCTACGGCACGCAGGCGGTGCTGCTGGCGACGATCTGTCCGCCGGAGGCGAAGCAGGCATAGGCAACGGGCGCGCCGCCGCCGCCGACGCCGACCGTGAGCGTGCCGGCAACCACCAGGTCGCCCGCGCCGTCGAGATCGGAGACCACGCTCCCGGACATCCCGCCGGCGCGTATGCGCATATGCGCGCTGCCCGGGAAGAACGCCGTCAGTTCGTTGTCGTTGATCCCGAAACCGTAACCGGTGGCGCCCGAGCCGTACAGGTCGATCAGCTCGGTGATGCGGTTGCCGAAGCCGATCGTGCTGCCCACCGTGAAGGTCCCGGCGGTGTTCAGATCCCCGGTGCTGTCGAGCAGCAGCAGGTTGGACCCGCCGATCTGGACGGCAATCGGGTAGGAGCCGTTGCTGCCGGCGATCTCGATGCCGCCGTTCAGGGTGGCGAGGCCGGTGAGGGTCGAGGACCCGGCGACCGTCAGGCCACCGGAGAAGCTTGCGGCAGCGCCGCCGATATTGCCGGAGACCCCCAGATTGCCGGAAGAGTCCAGCAAGAGCTGGTTTGTCGTGCCGTCGGCCGATTTCACCACGACGGAATAGCTCCCGTCGGGGCCGGTGATGATGAGACCGGTGGCCAGCGAGGCCACTCCGGCGGCGGTGAGTCCGGTGAAAGTCCCGTTCGCGGCCTGGAAATTCCCCGGGATGGTCATATTGCCCACCAGGTCGAGCAGCAGCTGATTCACCCCGGACCCGGCGACCTGGACCACGAACGGATAGCCGCTGTCGCTGCCACGGACGATCAGGCCGCCGGTGAGGTCGAGCTTGCCGGAGGTGACGGTCACATTGCCGGTGACGTTGATGCCATTGGTGAACGCACCTGTGGCGCCCCCGATGTTCCCGGCGACCGATAGGTTGCCGCTGCTGTCCGTCGTGGAGACGACGGTGCCTGCGTTGCCGCCGGACCGCACCCGGAACACCATGCCCCCCGGGATGAAAGCCGTCATCTCGTTGGTGTTGATGCCGAAGCCGAGGCCCCCGGTGCCCGAGCTGTAGAGATCGAGCAGCTCGCCGAAGCGGCTGCCGAAAGTTTGGGTGCCGGCCGCCACGGTGAGGTTGCCGGCGATGTTCAGATCCCCGGTGCTGTCGAGCAGCAGCAGGTTGGACCCGCCGATCTGGACGGCAATCGGGTAGGAGCCGTCGCTGCCACGGATGATCAGGCCGCCGGCGAGGTCGAGATCTCCGGTGCCGTCGATGGAGGCGAGGCGCGCAGCCCACCGGGTGGTCGCGCCGTTCGAGGTGCTGGTCGGCTCGTTGTAGAAGCTGAACCCGCCCGTGCTGGTTTCATTGAAGAAATCGCCCTCCGAGCCGCCGGCGGTGAAGTTCCAGCCGATGGCGACATCCCCCGTATAGACCGGCATCCCGCCATTCAGGTTGCCGGTGATGTTGATGCCGGTGAACGAGTTCGAGGCTGTCGTGACACTGGCGGCGGAAAGGGTGCCGGTGACCGTCACGTTCCCGAGTGTGGTCGTCCCCGTTGCGCTGAGATTGCCGGTGGCATTGATGTTGTCCGCGGTCAGGCCGCCGGTCACGTAGGTCCCGGCGCCTCCCACCGTGATCTGGTGAGCGGGGTCGTTGATCCCGGCCCGGACATAGACGGACCCGAGTGCCACCGGGGCGGACACATAGGTGCTCGTGGCGTCGGTCATCACGAGGTAGTTGAGCCCGTTGAAAAGACCGGCATACGGGGTGCCGTAGCTGGCGCTGGTCCCAAGGATCAGGCCCGGCGCGCCGGGAAAGTCGATCATGAGCTGATTGCTGATGGTGGAGGCGCCGGTGATGACCAGCCCGCCGGCGACGGCGGTGATGTTGCCCTGCGCCTGGAATCCCCCGGCGATCGAAGCATTCCCGGCGGTGTCCAGGGCGAACTGGGTGACCAGGCTTCCGGACGGGTTGTTTTCGTGGACGAAGATCGGATAGTTCCCGCCCCCGGCGACGGCGTTGAAGCCCCCGATCGTCAGGCCGCCGAGGATGGTGCTGATGGCGTTTCCGGCCTGGAGGTTTCCGGCGACGGCGGCATTCCCGGTGGTGTCCAGCACGAACTGGTTGATCAGAGTTCCGGACAGGTTGTTTTCACGGACGAAGATCGGGTAGTTCCCGCCCCCGGCGACGGCGTCGAAGCCGTTGATGACCAGGCCGCCGATGACCGATGAGAGGTTGCCCTGCGCCTGGAAACCTCCGGTGATGCTCATGTTGCCGCCCGTGTCGAGCAGCAGCTGGCTGAGACCACCCGACTGTACGCGGAGGAAGTAGCCAGAGTCGCTGCCGGTGATCGCGACCCCGCCATCGGCATACACCTGAAAATTGTTCGCGCCCGCCGAATTCCCGACGTTGAATGCGATGCCGTTGGTCATCTCGATATCGATGCCCACGCCGCCTGACCCGGTGGTCTGGCTGATATACAGCCCGGTATTGGCAAAATTCGCGAGCCAGATGTCGCGCTGGAAGCCGGTTGTGTTGCCACCCTGGCCGGCGATGTAGAGGCCGGTGCCCACGGAGTGCGCGCCGAGCGAGAGGACCGAGAGACCGTTCAGGTTCGATGGCTGCGCCACCCCGGTGTTGTTGACGACGTCGAACTCGGTGCAGATGGAGCTCTTCACCGCCGGGTTGGTCTCGAGCGCGCAGACCTCGTTGGTGGTGAACAGGCTGGTCGGCTGGCCGAGCCAGGTGATCGGCGCCGCCCCGGTCCCGGCCTGGTAGGTGGCTGGCGGAATTTGCCCGGCGGCGCTGTCGCCGCTGCCCAGGGCGGTCCAGCCGGCGACGGTGATCGACGCGCCGTTCGATGCAAAGCCGGTGATGTAGGAGCCGAAATTCCGCGAGCTGGCGTCGATGGAATTGGTCAGCACATACATGCCGGCCTGCAGCTTGCCCATCTGCGATGACGACAGCGGCTGTGCCGGGTAGACGTGAGTGGCGTCATAGGTCGGTCCGGTGAGCGTGACCGGAGCCACATGGGAATCGTTGAGCAGGTACAACGCCGCGGAATCGAAGGACCCGTACGACGCGAGTGCGGGCAGCCCGGAGCCGCAGCCGCCATTGATGCCGGCATATTGCGACAGACCGCTGCCCGCGGCGGCGATGGCGCCGTCGAGGATCACCGACAGCCCGACACCCAGATCCTCGCACCCCATCGCGCCGCCGCGTATCGCCATGGCGCCGTTCGGAATGACCAGGCCGGTATTGGGAAAATCGTTGCCTGGCGGGTTGCCGGTGAGCAGCACGCCGCTGACCGTCAGATCGGGCATGGTCACGTTGCCGGTGAAAACCGGGTTCGCAAGCGGCGCGTAGAGCGACAGGTTGGGCGCACTGAGCCCCGTGATGTCGGACGCGGAGAGCTGGCGCCAGGTCGGTGGCCCGGTTCCGTAAAGCGGCCCGGCGAGAACCAGGCTGGCGCTGATGGACCCCGGATAGTCCAGCTTGGACGCCATGAAGGCCATCCACTGCTCGAAAGTCCAGACCTCCTTGTAGCTAAGCGTGGGTGTGGTCTGGGCCAAGGACGGAGCGACGGCGAGCCCCATCAGCAAGGCCGCGACCGCCAGGCGCCGAAGCAGCGTGACCATCAGAAAGCTCCTGTACCAAACCCCGACACGCCGAACACCCAACCGCCGGCGGGCGCCGCCATGGTGCTCGGCCCGAGACTGTCCTGTATGACGATGGTGGACCCATCGAGGGTCGGGTCGGTTGTTTGCTCAAGCGCCTGGAAGGTGAAGGTCTGCACGATCGCGGTGGCGGAATCGCTTGTGTTGCCGGTCAGCAGCTTCACCACCGGCAGGAAGATGGAGATGAAGTCGGCGCCCGGCGACGTGCTGTCGGTGAGCAGCAGCGAGATCTGGAACGTGTTCTCGGCCAGCATGTCGCTGACCATCTGGTCGTTGCTGATCATCAGGATCGACAGCGAACCGGTCACCCGCAGCCGGCCCTGCAGGATCGTATCGAGCGTATTGGAGGCGCAGTTGGCGTCGGCGTTGGTCTCGGCGGCGATGCCGAGCGCGAACGACGTGATATAGCCGATGCGCTCCCCGTTCAGCATCAGCACGCCGCCACAGGCCATCAGCGGCGGCGACGTGGTGATCTGGGCCGGAACCCCATAGAGGGGGTAGACCGCCTGGACCATGGTCTGGCCGGTCAGGGTGGCGACGAAGGTCGCGATCCCGCTGGCGGACGCGGTGATGGTCAGCCCGTCGACCACGCAACCGGCGAACCGCTCGACCACGTCGCGGTCGAGAAACTGGTCCTCGATCGTGTAGGTGAATTTCTGCAGCCCGGTGGCGGGCATGAAGCATTTGGCGCCGACCACGGCGACGATGTCGGGGCTCGCGCCGGCGGCGAAGACGACCGCCGAGTTGTAGAGGTTGAGCTGGGTGGCGAACGCGGTGGTGGTGATGAAATCGATCGCGTTGTCGGCGGAAGCGTCCCCGCCGACGCCATTCAATCTCACGATATCCCCGCCGCGGAAGCCTGCCGCCACCAGGTCCTGGCCGGGCACCGCGAGGATCGACAGGCCGAGATCCTGGGTGAGCGTGGCACCGGGGAGCGGAGTGAGGGTGGTGCCGGCCGTGAACGGACTGCGCAGCAGGCCCTCGAACAGCATGGTGCAGCTGCCGGCCGAGAGGTCACCGGCGATCTGGCCCTTGATGCTGCGCGGTCCGAGCCAGAAATTCGCCACCTGGTTCGAAGGGCGTATCTCGTCGGAGGTGATGGCGCTGCCCACCAGCGCGAAATCGGCCGAGGTGCGGCGCATCATCTGCCCGGGGCCGGCGGAATCGATGCCCGGGGTGGTTTCGGGCGCCATGACGACAACGCGGTGGCCGCCGATGGCCGCACCACCGTACTCGCTCAAGGGTCGGTCGCGAAGAAGCTGATGGAGATGGGGACGGTGAGCCAGGCACCGTCGGGGATGGCCGGCAACGCGCTGGCGACCAGGATCGAGATGAACTGCCCGCCCGGCGTGGTCAGGGTGCGTCCGCGCGGGAACAGGGCGACGACCTGTTCGGCGATCGCCGAGGCCCCGTTTCTGCCCTCCGCCGCATCGACGCGCAGGCTGACCATGTAGGACCCGCTCTCCTGCATCACGCAGTTCGCCCCGGGGCCGGTGGGCACGCGGCTATAGGCGGCGAGCTTGGTCATGACGTAGGGGCGACCTTCGACCGGCGTGTAGGGATCGCCTTCGGTGACGATGTCGCCGTTGGCCGCGAACGTGCTGAAGGCGAGGTCGAAGGCATTCCAGATCTGGTCGTAGCTCATCCCTGGCCGGCCACGATGCGGGCGGTCGCATTGGCGGCGATGGCGGGCATCTCGGCGACCGTCTGCTCTATCATGTATTTGCCGTTCTGGTTGTAATGACGCCCCAGACTGTCGGTCCCGGTAAAGCCCCAGTTGACGCGCGGCGCGTAGACAACGGGATTGCCAATGATGATCTGATCGCCCACCTCGAATTTTGCGATCACGTCCTGCGAGTTGACGTTTCCGTCGATGGTGTCGGCCGCGCCCTGCAGCATGATGGTCCAGTTGGCGCGCAGGTTCCCGGTGACCACGGGGGTGAGTTCCTTGACGCGCGCCAGCGCGTCGGTGGCGGTGGCCATCATGGCGGCGTTGGCGTCGGCCTTCGCCTTTGCGACCCAGCGCTCGACCTGGACCTGGAACGGATCGCGTGTGCCGCTCATCGCGCCAGCGCCCGCCAGGAGACGATCTGGTCCTGGACGTAGTTGGGCGAGGCGCTGATCAGCGTGCGCTCGACGCCATCGGGCAGGATCAGCTTCCACGGCAGCTTCGGGTTGAAGCCGTCGAGCGCGGGCATGACGACGTTCATGTCGCCGACGATGATGAGCTGGCCGTCGATCAGGTTGAGGGGGAAGGAGCTCACCACGGCCCAGGTGTTGATGTCAGCCGACCAGGTGGGCAGCACGGGATCACCCGAACTGCCGGTTCCGGTGAAAGGCGGGGAGAAGCTGATGGCATCGAAACCGGCATTGTTGGCGGTGTTCGGTCGCGACCGGACCTGTGTGGTGACGGTCAGCGACTGGCCGTCCACCAGGAGGATGTCGCCGGCGAGGATGACCCCGAAGGCCGAACTGGCATTGATGGAGAGCGCCGTCGCACCGGGCGCGAGCGGCGTCGCGAGGACCGGATTGACGAAGGTGGGCGGGTTGGGCATCTGCGGCGAGCCGGTCCGGGTGACGGCGCGCAGCACCACCTCGGTGCCGCGGCGGCGGATCGCGGCGGCGACCTGGAGCTGCAGGCGCCCGTTCATGTGGCATGGAGTTTCTTGGTGTAGGCGTTGAGCAGCCGGATCGCCTGCGGCGGCACTGCGCCGGGACCGCTCGGCCAGAAATTCTGGCTGAGCACCCCGTTATAGGATTCGCCCGAGGCGTTGTGGTCGACATCGGACGCCGCCCACATGGCGGCCAGGGTGTAGAGCGTGGCGCGCTGGATGCTCCCGGGGATGGTGGCGTAGCCGGCGGCGTAGCTGACGGTGACGTTCTTGATCCCTGGCGGGAAGCAGCCGCAGGGCCAGATGATCTGTCGCCCGTCGACCACCAGGGTGGTGACATCGACGACCAGCGGATTGGGCGGGGCGAGGTCGAGATAGGCGTAGCCGAGCGCGATCGAGACCGAAAGCACCGCGGTGATCGGCTGGCGGTTGACGATCAGCACGCAGCCGCCGAGCCCGTCATACAGCTCGGTGGCGGTCTGCGGGGTCGGGTCCCAGTCCATGTAGTCGAGCACGGCCTGGCTGGCGTCGTTGATCGCTGCTTCGAAGACGTCGATGTCGAAGCTCGGCATGTCGAGCTTGTCGGCCATCCACGCCTGGGCGACCGGGGTGGTGACCAGCGGCGTGGTGACCTGGGGCATCGGTCAGGCTGCTTCGAGCTTGCTGGCGTCTTTCTGGCGCTGGATTTCGGTCGCCTCGGCGTTGAACAGCACATCCTCGAGCGCCGGCAGACTGAGACGGTTGTCCACCTTCATCTTGAGCTCCTTGAGGCGGGCGACGATCACGGTGCGGCGTTCGTTCTCCTCGCGCTTGGTCTCGGCGGTGATCGCGTCATCGGCGACGGCGAGGGTGCAGCCGGCGTGCAGCAGCAGCTTTTCGACGGCCTGGCTGTCGAGGTTGCCGACATCGATGATGCCGTTGGCACCCCCGAGATACTCGCGGCCATCGACGGAGACGGAGGTGACGTGATCGGGCAGCAGCAGTTTCATGGCCGGGTCCTGTTGAACGGATGAACGGATGAACTGTCGTGCCCGGTTGGTCCCCGCGGCAACATGACACGCCAGACAAAGTAATGGCGGGAAGATTTCTCCCCCCGCCAAGTATTCAGCCCTCTCGCTGGGCTTAGATATTCGCGAGATTGGTCAGTATTCCCATCGCTGGCGGGAAATAGTGTTGAAGGACTTCGTCTGAATAGAGGCCGTATTCGTATTGGCGTGTCCTTTTGGGCCATTCTATTTGATAGTAATCGCGCCGGCACCGGAGTTGCTTGATGTTTCCGATGTTATTCATTGGATACGGCACGTCGTCGGTGTCGAACAGGACGGTGCCTGCCGGCATGTTCGGATGCAGCTCGAAGGGCAGTTCCGCCGGGCCATTCCCGGCCGCGAACGGGTTCAGATAGCCTTTCGGCATCCCGCCGCCGGTGATCTGGCCCTGCTGGACGTTGAACACGAAGCGGGTCATCGCCGCCTGGGCCCCGACTCCCAGGATTTTTTTCCTTATGTTAATCATCTCCTGCGAGCTGATTATTATTTTAGACGGAGACAACCGCAGGACATCCCAGAAGTATTTTAGGACGATGTCGAACTCGACGATGCCGCCGATTCCGTCCGGTGTCAGGCCGAGACCGGGGGTCTGGGACAGATAATAGGAGCCGAAGGCGGGGTTGGAGGCGATGGTCAGCAGGCCGTCGAAGACCAGCGAGGACTTCGAGTTGTCCGAGGTCGGCATCGCGGCGGCCGTCTGGGTGCCGGTGCCGGCGGCGGTGGTGATCAGCACCTGGCTGGTGTTGGTGATCGCGCCCAGCGTCTCGTTGCCGACCGCGCCCCAGTACCAGCCATAGGACATCGCCCCGCGCACCGGGGTGACCGAGGCGAGGACCGAGTTGGTCGCGGTGCCGCCGCCGGTCGCTCCGGTGGCGTTGGCGGATTTCTGCGCCGACCCCCCGGAGGTGGTGAAGGAACCCTGACCGTCGGTCGGGGTCACCGTCAGAATGCCGGCCAGACCGGTCAGAAGCGTCGAACGCAAGCCGCCCTCGGTGGTCAGCGCGACACAGATCACGGAGACCGTGGTGGTCGCCGGGATGAACCCGTTGACGGTTGCGATGGCGAGCGTGGGCGTCGGCGTGACGCCGAGCGAGAGCGAGGTGTTGCCGCCAAGGATGATCTTCTCCTCGTCGAGCATGACCTGCTGGAGCAGGCCGTTCACCGCACGCGCGCGGAGGTCGTCGAAGCCCTCGGCCGCGAAATCCGCCTCGTAGGTGACCGAGGATTCACGGCCGATGGTCCGGTAGGCCGCGAAGTATTCGGCGGTCTGCTGGGTCATCAGGGCGCCGCGGCGACCTTCCATGACACCGGCGAACTGGTAGATCGCGTCGAGACCTACCACGGCTTTCCAATTTGCTTGGATTCCTCCCTTTCCTGAGACTCGTGGTATCCTGTTGCGAAGTGGTGTCAGCACAGGATACAGATTTTTGGCCGGCGCTTCAAGGTCGTAGGTTTGGAGTCCTACGGTGGCGACGGTCGACTGCGTGAAGGTGGCGGCTTTGGCCAGCTCGGCTGGATCAGCCGCCTTGGCCAGACACTGCTTGAGCAGGTCCAGCGTGTTGTTGATGGAACCGGACATAGGGTGTTGCTCGCGCAACTCATGGCCGCGGCCGTGCGGCAAAGACCGGCCTTGGTCCCGGAGCTCATGCGGGGAGTGACGAGCCTACCGGCGCAGGGTTGGCACCCGGCGCCGGGCTCTGTTCGGCGAACCGTCTGGTCCCCCCGTCAACAGAAACCGGTTGCCGGGCTCAAATAACGTCGCTAGCTGTGGGGAGGCAGAATGGAGCAGTCCGGTAGCTCGTCAGGCCCATAACCTGAAGGTCGAGGGTTCAAATCCCTCTTCTGCTCCCATGACCGAGGAGACTGCGTGGCCGAAGGCAATTTGCGAAAAACGCACATTGCGCAGCTGAGCCGCGACCTCGTCCTCGCTCACTTCCCTGGCCACGACTCGCCCGCCATGCAGGTTCCAGCCACCAGCAGACCCCAGGTCTCCGGGGCGCCGGCGGGATAGGCTTCGCGCCCACGCAGCCGCAACAGGGGGGACGCCCTCGGAGCCCGCGTCCGTACCACATTGGTTTCGGCGGCCCGCGCTATCGCGGCGTTGCGCGATATCCCCAGGGCAAACGAGATCGCATCCCACGAGGCCCCGGGCACGGCAGCAAGGGCGACCAGGCGGTCTTGCAGGCCATTGTCCCAGTCAAGGCGGCCCCTTGGATGGGGGCGTGTGGTGATTTGCCGCGTCATGGCTTCGCAGGCGTCACCGGACATGCGGCCGGGCTCTGCTGCTGACGCGCGGCGGCCGTCTGCAGCTCCAGCTTCAGCTGCGCGGCCGTGCCGGGCCGGTCCGACAGATAGACCATCAGCATCAGCGCCGTCTGCTCCGGCACCGGAATGGTCCCAGGCGGCAGCAGCAGGTTCGGCGCCGGCGGCGGCGCCTGCTTCTGGGGCGGCGGCTGGGGCTCTGATCGCGAGGTGCCGACCTGCGCCATGGCCGGCCCGGCGTTCAGCAGAAGAAAAGCCAGGATGGTGGGAAGCTGACGCACCGGATCAGCCTATCGCGCCGATCGACACCGGGCGGCGGAAGGCGGCCTTGGTCATCACCAGGAAACGGTCCTCCGGGCTCATCTTCGCCAGCGCTTCCTCCGACAGATCGTCGTCGATCGGCGCGAAGACGGTATCGGCCGCCTTCAGCGAAGCCGGCGTCGCAGCCGCGCCGATCACCGCCCGGCCTGGCATCGGTTGGCCGAGCATCTTTTCGAGCTGCGGACGCAACGACGACAGTTCCTGCTCGACCCGGGCGTCGACCATCTTCTGCAACGTCTCCTCGTCGATCGTCGGCGCACGCTTGCCCATCATGCCCGACGGGGCAGCAGGCGCCAGGCTGGCCTGCGGCGCGGTCGGATCGTTCATGCTCGGATCCGTCGTCCCCTGGATGATCTCCTGGATGTGGTTGATCTGGATCAGCAGCGCCGCGGCGAGCTGGCCGGCAACCGTGAGCGGATCGTCGCCCTGGTCGTCGGTCCCGGGCATCTGGCCCCCGCCCATCGACGGGTCGGGCGCCTGGGAGGGATCGTTGGCCGGGTCGGGCGAGCCGCCGGCGGTCGGATCGGCGGCGGCCGGGTCGGTCGCCGCGTCGCTGTCGGGATTGGACGGCCCGGAATCGGTGTCGGATGGCGCGGCCGGCTTCTTCTTCGGCGGGAACGGGGATCCGGCCTTCTGCAGTTCGTTGTCGAAGCCCAGCGCCTTGACCAGCTGCTGCTCGCTGATCCCGGCCGCGATCAGCATCGCCGAGCCGCTCTGGACGCGCGCGGCGTCGATGTCGTCGGGGTCGGTGATGAACTTCGACAGCTCCTCCGGGAGCGCTGTCTTCAGCGTGAGCTCGCCGCCCTTCAGCAAGGGCACGCTGACATAGGTCATCCCCTTCTCGAACTCCTCGCCTTCCTCGGGGAAGTCGACGTGCTCGTTGACGGCGGCGCGCAGGGCCAGACCACCGACGGCAACCATGTGGTCGAGCAGGTCGGCGACCTCCTCGGAGGCCGGGTCCGCCTCGTTCGTGTCGGACGAATAGTCCTTGCCGTCCTTGATGCGCTGCACCTGGCTTGCCACCATGCCGATCAGGTTGGCGACACGCCCGACCGCACCCAGACCTTTGTAGAGTTCCTCCTCGTTGGAGGTGGCCTCGACCTCTTCGGCGAGTTTGCCGAGCTCGTCCTCGGTGGTGGCGACCAGCATCTCCTGGAACTCGCCAAAACTCTTCTTCAGCAGCTCGTCGCGATCGACCGGTGCCGCGGTGACGATGTCGGCCACCGATTTCGACAGCAGGCTGACCATTTCCTCGATGGTGTCGGTCATCGTCGGCATCTGAGAGTTACCCTTCCTCATCTGCCGACCGTCATGGGCATTGCTTGGTCCCCGGCGCGCGCTTCGTCTTGCGGCGAGCAGGCGGCGGAGCTTCGTGATGCGCGATTCCCCGAGATTCGGGCCGGGGTAGAGGTTCAGCACCGGCTTCTCGATCGGATAGGCGGCGAGTCCGGTGGTCGGCGATGACGGGCTGCTGAACGTCGCGCTCACGCGAAGCGGCCGCGCTGGTCGTGGTTGGGATCACCGCCATGACCGCCCAGACCCGAAGGTGCTGCGCGCGCCGATCCGTTGCGCAACGCCTGCTGCTGCGCGGCTTGATAGGTAGCAAGCCCTGGTGACGGAGCGGACGCGGTTGGCGGGCCGCGACCGGGCTGCATGGCGGTGATCGCCGGCGCGTGACGCTGCGCCGTTGCTGCCGCCCCGCCCACGTAGCGCGATGCCGCGCGCTGGGCGGTGGGTGCGTCGTAGCCGGCGAAATACTTGCCGATATAGCTGCCGGCCTCCCCGCCGGCCCATGAGCCGAGCGCGCCGCCGACCACCGAACCGACCGGGCCGAGAAGGTCACCGCCGATGCCGCCGACCGTCTTGCCGACGAGCTTCCCCACACCCGCCCCGGCCGCCATGCCGGCGATGTTGCCGCCGAGGTTGCCGCCCAGGCGCCCCACGGTCGGCCCAGGCGCCTCCTCCGGCGCGGCGTAGGCGGGCGCGGTCTTCCCGCCTGCCGCATAGGCGGCCTGGATACCCCTGTTGGCGAGCGCGCCACCGGCGTATCCAACGCCCACCGATGCGGCGAGGCTGGTCCCCTGGATCGCCGCGTTGCGCAAGGTGAGCGCCTGTTTCGCCGAACCGACGGCAGCCGAGGCCGCTCCGGCGATGCCGCCCGGCGTCAGGAACGATCGTGCCCGAGCGATGAAGCTGCCGAGCCCGGCCCGGAAACCGGGGCTTGCGGCGGCGTCGGTCCCGAGCTGCAGCGCGGTCCCCGCCGCCTGGCCGCCGGGGATGAATTTCTCCGCCAGCTTGCCGGCGATCATCCACGCGGAATCCGCCGCGAGATTGCTGCCGAGTTCGTTGGCGACCCGGACCGGGTTGAGGAACGCCAGTGGTGGCGCGGTGCCGGCGGCAAGCTTGCGTCGCACCACCCCCAGGCCCGCATCGACCGCCCCTTCCGCACCTTCCTTGATCACCGTGCTGCCGAGGCTGCCTTGGCCGTCTTTCGCCAGCGGTTCGAACGTCTTCATCAGCGCGTCGAAATCGTCGAGCAGAACCGCCGCTTCTTTGACGCGCTCGTCGAGCACGGCGCGGGCGTTGCTCATCAGCGACCCGGCAAAGTAGTTGAGGTCGTTCGTGCGCACGGCGTCCATCGCCATGGCCCGGTTTTCGTCGCCGCCGCTGGCCATGTCGACCAGGGTCTGGTAGGCGGCCTTCGTCCCCTCGTGGACGGTGATTTCCTCGTCGGGATGCAGACCATGCACCGCCCGCGCCATGCGATCGACCATGTCGATGACAGCCGCGTGGTCGGTGGCTATATGAACGAGGTGATCGGCGTGGTCCAGGTTTCGGGCCATGAAACCGGCGCTCCGCTCCAGCGCCTCCTGCGACCAGCCGTCCGGCAGCTCCGTGGTCTCGTGGAGCGGCGGCGGTGCCCGAGACCCGCGCCGCGTTTCCTCCCAAGGCGGCGGCTCCCCCGAAGCCTCGGCACCCGTCGCCTCGGCACCCGAAGCCAGCTGCTGGTGCAAGGCCTTGACGCTGTCGGTCGACAGCTGCTTCGCCGTCGCCACGGTGGCGATCGCGCGGTGCAGGTTCTTGGCCAGCACTGGATCCGTCGCCGCGCGGGCGGCGAATTTGGTGATCTCGGACTGCAGCGCGTCCGACACCTCCTCCTTGTCCGTCGTCGACCCGAACCGCTTGTCGTCGAAGATGCCGCGGGCGGCTTGCTGGCCGCCGGTCTTCCAGCCGGTCAGCAGCTCATAGGTCTGACGGTTGGTGAGAATACGCCCCTGTGCCGAGTAGAGCGAACGCAAAGCCGACGGCTTGTTGCCCATCTGGTTCAGGACGTGCTTTTTGAAACTGTTCGACAGGTTGACGTAATGCTGCTCGCCCGCGTCGTTGTCGCGATAGGAGATGTCTCCGGCCGCATCCGCCGGCGTCGATTTCAGCTTGCCGCTCGATTTCAGCTTGTTGATCGCGTCGTCGATCTGCCGCTTGTCGTGGTGGTTGAGGCCGGGCGCGTCACTGTACGAGCCGGTGCCGCCCCCGGCGTTGTTTTTGCGCTTCTGGGCCTGCTCGGCCTGGTAGCTGCGCACGCTGGACAGGCTGCCGCCAACATGCAGCGGCCTCGGCGGCTTGTTGATGTCTTCGTAGGTCTGGCCCCAGAGCACGACACGATCATTCGGGTTTTTCGGGTCGGGCACGCTGAGCGCGGTGTAACCCTGGCCGGTCACCGCATCGATCTTGTGCTCCATCTTGACCTGCTTCGGGAACTCGGCGGGTGTTCCTCCGTCCTTGGAGCCGAGGACCTTGTCGTGCGCGTAGGCCAGCGACTCCCGCCCGAAATCCAGCAGGGCAGCGGAGTTCGCCGCCCTTATGGCGATCTTGCCCGGCGAATGGACCCATTTGCCGTCTTTCTCCTGGCGCATGAACAGCTCGGCGTAGGTGTCGCGCACCGACTGGTTGATCGCATTTCCGGCTTTGGTGGCGGCGGCGACGCCACCGTCCTTGACCGCTTTTTTGGTCGGATCGCTTCCGAGCACCGCGGTGACGAACGCCTTCATCGCCGCCGCGCCGGGGGCTGCCATCAGCGCGCGGGCCGCCGAGCGTGGTGTGCGGCTGATCAGCTCGAGATCGTCGCGCAATTCGGCCGGTAGCCAGGGCGGAAGACGGAACTTGCCCTCCTTGGCGTTGCCCGAGGCGTCAAACGCTTCCTGATAGGCGATGGCGGCCTTGTTGCGCGCGCCCCTCAGCTTCGTGTGTTCGGTGCGCGCATTGGTGACGAGGACGTTTGCCTCTTCGTCGGTCCGGACGATGTCGGCCGCCGTATCCTGCAGCTTCTGGATGTCGGCGTCGCTCATGTCCTTCGGCTTGAAGCCCTTCTGGATGAGCCGCAATTCGTCCAGATCGGCTTTGGCCGAGGTTTTTTTCTTCAGTGCCCGCTCCAGGATGGCCTGCTGCTGCGTCAGCGCCTTCTCGCTGTCGAGGAAACTCCTGGCCGCTGCCTTTGCGTCCCTTGGAATCGCGCCGGTGCGGCGCCCGAGCAGCACATGCGCGGCGAGGTCGCTGTTTTGCCGGCCGATGAGGTCGGAGACGTATTCGCTGCGTGCGATGGCGATTCGCTTGTCGACATGGAGTTCCGCGCGTCTCTTCGCATCGCTCGCCAGCTTCCGCTTCTGCGTGTTCAGCGCGTATTCCGTTGGGCGCTCCAGCGGGTCTCCGGTGATCGGCGAACGGATATCCGCGCCCGCATCCGAGAGTTTCGCGTGCAGGTCGGCGTGTTTGCCGTATTCGTCGTAAACGGCGTCGTGCGCCGCCTTCGCCTGGTCGAACGTCGCCTGCAACGGCGCCATCTCTTCCACCGACGCGCCCTTCTGATGGGCTTCCGACAGTTTTATCGAGGCTTCGGTCTTGACGCCGCGGGTCTTTTTTTGCTGCGCCTCCAGCCGGTCGAGCTTCTTCTGGCTCGCCTTCAGCGCCCGGTCATGCGCGGTGATGACCTCGTTGACCTTCGCCAGCTGGGCGCCACGGCCATTGAACAGCGACAGCGCCAGCGCGCGCTCCTTGTCGGGCAAGCCCGCGACAGCACGTTCGAAATCCGCCGGCGACAGGCGCTCGACCGCGCGCTGGACGGCGGTCTGCGTGGACGCGGGCGTGGACGAGCTCCTGCGCCGCAGGTCGCCCACGGTCTCCCAGACATCGGCCCCTTTTTCGGACGCTTTCGTGCTCGGCAGGGAGGTCGCATCGTGAGCGGCCAGCACGCCGGCGATCTTGCCGTTGATCTCGTTGCGCACCAGGGTCTGGTAATGCACCGCGGGATCCAGCCCGTGCGCGTCGAGCGCCGCCTGGGCCGCCGTGTGTTCTTCGTCCGCCTCGTAGCGCTCCCGGACCAGCGTGGACCGTTTGGCCCACAGGTCGCCATGCGGCGTGCCTGTCGGATACTCGGTCCGCGCCGCCCGCATGGCTGCCGCGGCCTCGTCGATCGTCTTGCGCCCAAGGGTGCGGAACGCGCCTGCATTGTGCCGGCTGAGCGCCAGCAGGGCGCCCCCGCCGGCCAGCGCGCCGCCCACCACAGCGCCGGCGATGCCGGCGCCGCGCGAGGTGAAGCGGCCTTTGGCGTCGTGGTTGGGGTTGCCCTCGTGGACACCGATCTCGCCGCCGGCAACGGCCCCGGCCGCAACCGACGCCGCCGCCCCGAGACCGCGCGCGATGGCTTTGCGTGTCGCGACATGCCCGACCGCCGCTCCGGCGGCCCCGGCCAGGGTGGCGAACAGCGTCTTGCCGTAGCGGGAATACAGCCCGCCGGCCTTCTGCAGCGCGTCATCGTCGCGCAGCGCCGCGAGCATCGCCTGGTGGGCGGCGACGATCTCCGGCGCCTGCACCATCTTCTGGATGGTGCGGTACGAGTAGGCATCGAGGGTCCGTCCGACGAGCTGCGGGTCCACCGGACTGTCCTTGAGTTCGTTGTTGAGGACATACGCCGGAGGCAGCGCCAGGCCGGCGAGTGCCAGGCCGCGATACAGGGCCGCTGTCTTCTTCCCGGAACCCTTGCTGGCCGCCATGTCGAGGATGGCATTCACCCCGAAGCTCGCGCCGCTGGTCGACAGGCGCCCGAGACCACGTCCGAACTTCTGGCCGAATTCGCCTGACTGGCGGACCGCCGTCGACAGCTCGGCCCGGGTCAGCAGGCGCGGCGCCAGGCGGCGGGTGGCGTAATGCACCGCACTGCCGGCAGCGTCGATGGGCAACGCGAAGGCCTGGCGCCCAAGCGCGCCGAGGGCGCCCTGTGCGGCGCGTGTGACCAGCCCGTTCGGCCGGCCGCGCGCGAGGCTGGCGATCAGCGCGAGACCGGCCGCCGTCGACCCCAGCTCGCGGTAGAAGCCGTAGTTCATCTCGTTGCGCCGCTCGGGGATCACGTCGCTGGTGAGCGCGTTGTAGCCCGCGCTGCTGTCCTGCAGTGCGGCGTGCGCGCCGCCATCCGCCGGGACGTGTTCGGCGACGGCCTTTGCGCTGAATTCGCCCGCCTTTCCGCGTGGGTGCTTGCCGGCATCGAACGGCTCGGCCTTGCACAGTTTCTCCAGATGACGATCGACGGCGCCCATGGCGTGCTCGCCCGGGTTCTGGCCGCGATAGGCGCCCTGATAGACTTTCTTCAGCTCTCCGAGCCGGGTCGGCGCGGCGCCTGGCGCCTCGTTATGGGCGATGACGCGCTGGCGCAGGTCGGAGATCAGGCCCGAGGTGAAGGTGAGGCGACCCATCTGCTGTCAGTCCCCCTCGGCCAGCAGATCGCGGCGCGCGCGAGAGCCGAGCTCATCGAGCCCGCCCGCGGATTTCCCCATGGCGTCATGCACGCGCTTGAGCCTGAAGGCGACGGCGGCAGCGGTGGCGCCGGCTCGCGTGGCCTGCTTGAGCGAGGTGGGACGGACGGTGACCTTCCGGTTGAGACGGTGGTACTGCTCGAGCTTGCCGGCCCGCTTGGCGCGCCGGACGCGCATGTAGCGGTCCGCGAGCGCACCCACGGCAGCGCCGGCGAAGGTGCCGGCCGCACCCAGGGCGAACGCGCCCCCGACAGGCGCGTGTCTTCCGGCGTACCGCCCCAGAAAGGCAGGAAAGTGACTGTCTGAACCGGCGGCCTGCGACCAGGCGCGACCGGCTTTCTCGCCGAGATGGCCGAGCTTGTTGGCGTATTTCGCGCCGAGCGCGAAGCCGCCGATTGCCCCGGCCGCGCCACCGACAAAGCGTGCCGCGCGCTCCACGGTCTTGCCGGCGAATTTGCCGTCGTGCTCGCGCGGGTGCTTGGTGTTGTCGTAGGCCTTGCAGAGCTCGCCGAATGTCATCGGCGCGTCGGCTGACTTGCTGAAATGGCGGACCGCAGCGAGCCCGGTGGCGAGACTAATGCCACCCGCCGCCAGCTTCCCACCCAGCTTGACGTGTTCGCGGGTGATCGGGTGTACGCCGACGTTTCTGCGTATCCAGTCTTCCTGCTCGTGATCGCCGGCCTGCTTGGCGCGTCGCATACGCAGATAGCGATCGGTCAACGCACCCAGGGTGGCGCCGGCCACGTAGCCACCGGCACCCAAAGCGAACGCCCCAACATGCGCTCCCTGACCCGCGCCAAGTCTGATTACACGCGCCGCGGCCCTCTCCCCAGCCCGAAGGCCGAATTCTCTGCCGACCGCTTCCCGAACAGCGCCCCCGATCCTGGCAGCGGCGCGGCCGCCGTAGTGGCTGCCCAGAACATGCCCCGCGACCCCGCCGGCCGCGATGCCGCCATAGGCCCCGGCACTCTGCACCGTGTTGGAGGAAAACCTGCCGTCGGTCTCGCGCGGATGCCGGGTTTCCTCGTAGGCCTTGACGAGACGCTCGCCGAACGTCATCGGCGGCGCGAGCGGGATCGGGCGCGTTTCCCAGGCCCGGGCGAAACTCTTCGGGCGCGACTTCCACAGCTGACCGAAGGAATGCACCACGCCGACCAAAGGCAGCAGCTCGACCAGGCCGTCCGCCTTCACCAGCTCGGCGAAGCGGGCCGTCGGGATGCAGGGATTGTCCACCAGGGACATCTCGCGGACGATCGGGGTGTAGCGCGTGTGCCCGGTGGCGGGGTCGCTCCACTTCTTGGCGTAGCCGCCCCCAACACTGAAGCCGGTATAACACCCGGCAAGGCATTTTTTCCATTCGTTATCGTCAGCGATATACGCACCAAGTTTTACGAGCTGCTTGTCGTCGTCAAAGTCTATTTCAGGAATGGTTCCGGCGACGGTCTTCGTGTGCATGACACGCAGGTTGCCTTTGGAGAGGCCGTTGCTGCGCTCGAAGCAGTCGTTGGACCACGCCTCGAACGCGGGGCGCGCGGTCGGGTAGTCCATGATCTCCTTTGACTTGTCGACGATGTCGCCCTGCGCGCCGATGCCGTAGATCATCCGCTTTTCGACGTCGATCTTGGTCAGCGGGATGACGAAGCCGAGCTCGGCCGCACCGCCCGGCGTGTAGATGGTCACGCCGTCCGCCCCTTCGCGTGCGCCCAGCGGGCCTTCGCGGCGGCGACGCGTTCCGCCCGCTGCCTGGCGGAGAGCGCCCTGTGCTGGGAGAGTTTGTCGTGCGCAGCGGCGACCTGTTTGCGATAGCGGTCGGCCCCGATGACCGCACCGGCCGCGGCTGCGACCGGAATGACGTGGTGATGGAGGGCCGCCACTGCCTTCTGCTCCCAGCCGCGGGGCTTGCCGCGGGGCTGGGCCCCCCGGGCGCCCCCGTAGCCGGATGTGAACGTCGGATCGGCAGGATCGAACCCGATCTTCGGACCACCGCTGCGTTTCCAACGGTGCGCGCGCTGCTTGTTCGTCTCTCCCGCCGGGATCGCCGGCCCGTCCGGCTCATCGTCCCACTGATCTCGATACGAGCTGTCCTGATCAGGCCTGTCGGCGTACGGCGGGTGATGGGTCACATGCTCCGCCGTGTCCTTCGCGGCGGTGTTGGACGGCTTCAGCTCGATTTGCGGCGTTCCCTGGGGGACTTTCGGCGCCGGCGGGTGACCGCCGCGCGCGAGGACGCCCTTGAGCGCTCCCTTGGCGCGTGCGAGCCAGGCGGTGGAGATCGCCTTGCGCAGCGGCTCGCCGTGCTCGATCCAGGCCTGGAGATAGGATTCCGCGACCGGGCGGGTGGTTTCGTTCTCCCAGAGCCTGGCGATGCGGTCGAGGTCGCCGACGACGTAGGGAATCTGGCCTCTGTTCTCGTCGGCGAGCTTCTGCAGCGCGTCATCGTCGGGGTCTTCCGATTTCGCGGCCGGGTCGGGCTTCGGCTGACCGCACGTCGCACACAGCTTCGGTGTTTTGGGCGTCCTGGTTGCTGGGTCCATCTGCAGCGCGGTGTGGCGCATACGAGACGCCGCCATGTAGCCGGCGGTTGCCAGACCAACCTTGGCGGCATTCATCGCGACCTGCGGGCTCAGACCCTTCTCGAGATCGCCTTCGGCGTCAGCGGATTTCGCGACGCCCGGCACGGTCTGTCCGCACTCCGGGCATTTTGCCCCAGCGGACCAGATCATCGCCTTCGCGGGGGACACCATCGTGTCGCCGCCAATGCTGGAATCAGTGGTGACCTTCGGACCAGCCATCGCGGGGAGCCTCCATGGGCCGGCCCCGCGTCATTCCCCTTCAGGCGAGGATGGGCGGCTTCGGCGTCACCGTTGGTGCAACAGCTTGGTTCCCGGCGACAGGGGCGGGTCGCGCCAGCAAGGCGGGCGCGATCGCCGACGGCCCGGCCGACAAAGCCGGTGCCACGGCCGGCGGCGGGGTGACCGGGGCGATGTTGCCGGCGACGTTGACGCCCGGCGTGGTGGTGGACGGCAGCGGCGGTGCGGCGACCGGTGCCGCCAGCGTGGTCTCGCCCGCCGTCGAGGCGTGGCCCAGCTCGCGGCTCTTGATGCCGGTGTTGCCGCTGCCGCCGAACCCCACCGGCTCGGCAGCCGGATCGGCCGCGGCAGACGGCGCCACCGTCGTGGTCCCGGGCACTTTCTCGGTGGTGGTGTTCAGCTCGGACTGAATCTGGTCCGGCATTTCGAGGCCACGGCCACCGGCACGCGCCACCTGCGGGGCGAGGTCCTGCGGGACATCGCCGTAGCTCGGATCGTAGGGATGCTTGCTGCCCCAGAACGAGCCCGAGAACAGCGGCTGGTTGCCCGGGCCGGCGAGGGCGACGCGCGCCTGGTCGAGCCAGTCCTTCCGCAGCAGCTCGCCGCCATTGTAGTGGGTGGTCGCAAACCTGTCCTTTGCCCAGCGTTTCGCGAGCTTCTGGGCGATCTGGTGGGCGTCCATCACGTCGTCTCCGGTTGCAGGCTGCCCACCGGGCCGCGACGGGCGGCCAGGCGGCGGCTGACGAGGCGGCAGGCGAGGGTGCAGCGGCAATTTACCACCTGCCTTGCCACGGCCCCCTGATCGTGCGGCCAGCGGATCATGTCGCCGCTGTCGCAGATGAACGGGGTATGCAGCCCGACCACGCTCTTGCCGTGCAGCCCGATATGGTCGGCCCGGGTGCGTTCGTCCTCGGTGGCGATCCAGGTCTTGATGACGCTGTAGCCGGGGTTCTTCTCCAGCAGATCCTCGACCGCGGCAATATGGCCGTTATTCGCGGCCCCCACACCCTCGGTGCGGGCGATGGTCATCGCCCGGTGGGCGAGGAACTTGCGGTGATAGGCGTCGGTCATCGCCTGGACCTGGTCGGCGCTCAGCGGCCGGTTCTCGTCGATCGCGCGCCGCAGCGTCTTGTCGAAACGCCCGTCGCGGAGCTTGCGGGCGATCGCCGCCGGGTTCAGCGTCTCCAGCTCGCCCTTGTAGTTCATCACGCTGGCGGCCTGGTAGGGCGTGAGGCCGATCGTCTGGCGCACCCGGTTCGCCATCTCCTGCGGGCTCATCCCGGTGCGCGCCGTCTCGATCAGGATGTCCTTGATGGTGGCGGCCTGGTCGGCGGCGAGCGCGGTGATCCGGTTGGTCCGGTAGGTCCGGACGAATTCCTCGACGCGGGGGCTGCGCGCGCTGAGCGTCAGGTTGACGATCCTGCTGTTGCCCGCGGTGTCCAGGATCTCGACCGGGATCGGCGTCTCGATGCCGGCGCGTGACGCGGTGTCCATCGGACGCAAGGCGTGGTCGAGCCCGGTGGAGACGTTCTCCATCAGCGAGCCCCGGCGGGGCGACAGCAGGTCGCCGGCGGCATCGTCCTTGACCGAGCCCAGCACCCGGGCCAGCCGCTCGGCGATCTCGCGCTCGGCCTCGGTCCCATGCCGGGCGAGCGCGAGCGCGTCATCGGGCGGCTGGGGTGCCTCGTCCGCCTTGGTGAGCTTCCTGTGGATGTGGTCGACCACCGACCAGCCGGCCAGCGCACCGACCAGGGCACCGCCCGCGAGCGCCCCCCATTTCAGGCCAGGATGGCGCAGGAGGTTCAGGCGGCGGGCGGCCTGCCAGGCGGTCCCGGCGGCCGCGGCGCGGGCCTGGGTGACGCGTGCGGCG